GGTATGTTATTGTCAACAACAAGCCCATTGGTTGTCCCATTGTTGACGTTATTTGTGTACTTATTAAATTGCCAGTATCATTTATCGTTATTCTCCACCTATTAATACCAGTGTTAGATTTCATTATGAACCCACTTTCAGGAAATTCCAAGTCACCTGTCATTAAACCACCGCTTAATGGTAGATACCCAGATAAGTCTTGTTTTTCTGTCTGGTCAAATCCTTTTATTGGTAAGTTGTATCTTTTACTCATATCATTTCTATGCTTCTAACTTTACTAATTGGACTAACAATAGTTTCAGTTCCAATAGTAGCTACCTCATAAGTATAATTTTCAGTTACTTTTTTATCATCGTCCCATTTCCTAATAGTAGTAGGAACTCTAGTACCAGATATGGTTGTATAGTCATATTCTTCTCTTAGCCATATCTTTTCTTCGTTATGGGTACGACCTGCATTACTTGCCTGTTCAAAAACTGGCATTTCCATTATCTTAACTGGTATCTTTTCGTTGCGTTTGTACGGAAACTTAGGCGTATCTTTTGCAATAATAACCTCAGTTAAATTATCAATTGCTTTTTGCAAATCACGTATCTTTTTAACTTCTACTTGTCCTGTAACGTGCTGAACGTCTGGAAAGGCTATTTGTTTTTCTACTACATTGATAATGGGCTGTTTAACGTTAGTGACTTCTACCTTTTGCACATTGCCTCTAATTGCGTCTAACTTTTCACCAATATATTTGATTAGTGTATCCACTATTTTTATATTGTGTTCAGCTGGCTGTTTGTTTATCTTTTCTATTAAAGCATCAAATAAAGGAATAACAGCTTTCCTTATATCAGTAGTTTTGTTGCTTAAATCAATTATAGCGTTGTCTTGGTAGTCTATATTTTGTGCTTCCATATTAGTTTCCTGTCCAGACATATTTATTATCTCTAACTGTTATTTCATCAAATACTTCCTCTATATAACATCTGCAGTTATGCACTACTATTCCATCTGCTATATAACTTTCATCATTTTCTACTGCAAAATTATATAATCTTTCGCCTTCGAACTTATTTATTTTTTGTATTTCTAATATATGTATTGACATATATTCTACTCCACCGCTATCTAATATATGTTTATTGTTAGTACCCTCTATTTTTATATGACAACTACAGCATAGAGTTATTAAATTTTCTTCATCATTATTTTTACTATATCTATATGGATTTATATGGTGTACTTGTAATGGTTGTTTATATTTTACTAAGTGTTCTTCTTGTGTCATCCCACAACTCTGACACTTATTATTATCTCTTTTTATTATATCCTTTTTTAAATTATCCCATTCTTTACCCCTCCACCATATTTTTCCACCTTTCCAATTATGGTGTTTTTCTTTAGTTTTACCAAACATATTGTTATTGATACCAATATTGCTTAATCCTAGTTTTCTTAATTTTGCTATGGCGTTGGTATTACATTTTCTAGAGCAATATTTATCTAACCAATATGGCATTTGCTTATTACAGGTTAAACATCTTTTCGCTATCACATATAACCTATCATTTAATATCAAGTCCTTCGCCATTATCCAACCTCTTTGAGTCAATATCGGGTGTTCTGGGGTAATAGTAATTGAGTTTCGTGTATTACTAGTTCCCATTACTTTACCCTTATATCTTATTTTAATTACTTCACCATAATATCTTTTGTTATTTTTTAATGTGCTAGTAACAGTTTGATATTTACCAGTATGCGTTAAAACTCTATCGCCTTCTTTAATTTTGCTTATATCTTTTAATCCTGTATCAGTATTTATTTTTACAGAATGATGTACAAAACAGTTTACGTGCAGTGGCGGTCTATTCACATTGTAATTATCGCTAGCAAATCTTCCATTGATTGTTACTTCGTGATTGTGTAAAGGTTCACATTCTGGACATACCCTATCATCCATAGCTGTTACCCATCTTATATTTTTAACATTATTCCTTTTAAATGTTTCAAATTCTACCGTTCCCACCGAATGTGCTAATTCATTTCTTGATATTAAATCAGCTCTATTTTGACTAATATCTGGTATCTGCTCTTTTATTAATTGGCTTACTTCGTATGGTGTTAAATGCAATGCTCTTGATTGCTGAAATATATTTAATAATATATCCTTGTTTGTGTCGTTTATATTGGTTATTACTAAGTTTTCTCTATTTTTAAAATACTGTAATACTTCTGGATTGCTTAAATAAAAGGGTTTTGCTCTAAATCCCATTTTATCTAGGGCTGATTGCCCGCCTATAGTTCCGCTCCAGCCGTAATATTGCTCAAACTCATCCTCCACCATATCGTATAGATCAAACCATTCATTTCTTAGGTATATTTTGGCGTTTTGATTAACCTCTTTGTAAAAGAACATTAAATCCTCAACTACTTTTAAATTGTTGGCTATGTGATTAAATTGTTTAATAAAGCTTTCGTTTAAAAACTTTCTAAAAGCGTAAAACTCTTTTTTCTTTTCCGCCCTTTCTAAAGTTACATTCCTGCCAAAAGTTTTAGTTTGCTTGCGTATTTGTGATATTATCTGCTGTTTCATATTTTAGGATTTGATTATAAATCTGTGCAGTATTATTTAAATAAGGTTCAAATATCACATCTACCATTTTTTTATCTTCTACAATATCTAATTGTGAATAGATCTCATCTATTATCCATTTATCTAAGGCTAAAGAATTAAACCTTTTTAATTTAATACCCCTTTCCATATCTCTTTTAGCTTTTTTCCGCCATAATAATAAATCCTGTTTAGCCAGTTTTTGTTTACTTTCTTCCTCTTTTTCTTCTTCTTTTTCCTCCATTTTAACTTCTACTTTCGGCTGGTTAGCATTGGCTCTATATTCTGGATTAATCACATCTTCTACAAGTTTAACATTACCGCTTATATAATGATTTAATCCAATAGGAGTTAATCCTTCCTTAGTTCTAACTTCATCTACAGATAAAACCCCAGACTCTATTCGTATTTTCTCAACTTCAGCCTCTAGTTTGGCGTCAACTGGATTAATATCAACATATTTAAACTCTAAATCATTAATTCCAAAATCACGTTCAATAATTTCGTTAAACATACCTTCTATAAACTGTGCTAAAGGTCTTAATCCCCTTTCCTGACCTAAATTAGCCTGCACGTCTGCGCTTGATTTGTTAACCTGATAAGTAAAGCCGATATCTTGTGGAGGCACACCAAAAACCGAACAGCTTAGTTGTAATATCCATAATTCAAATTGTTCATAACCTACATCTTGGGGCTTTTTAATCGGGATATATTCAGAGCCTTCTGGAATAGGCTTAATCTTTCTCACGTTTTGTAAATTTCCAGATAACATAGAATTAAAATATCTTTCAAAGTCTTTTATTTGATCCATTCCGTATTCTTTCGGCATCTTTAAAAACCCTTCTGGCATATTCCCTTCAGTAAACCAATTAAGAGAATATAAAGAACCCTGTAATGCCGCTTTGGCTTGTACGATAATTGACTCAATGGGGCTTAATCCATAAATTGTATTAGTTCTTTTATTTTTAACCTTATAAATCATTTCGTCTTGCGTTAATTGAGCATTGATCATTCCGCCTACTACCTGTGCATAAGCTGGGTCTGGTGGCTCAGGTAGCCTGCCGTCCTCATTAATAAAACATCTAATAGTGGCACTATCTACCAGTTTTAATTCACCAGTAAACTGAGAGCCTCTAGTGAAGATTTTCTCAAGAGCTACCGCCCCAATAACGCAGTAATCTTCAATAATTGCATCTATAAACTCCCGATAATTACTTCTTTCGCCCGACGGGTGTTGAAAAAAATATTCTAATACTTTTACGTTGGGGTTGTTTTGATTAATTTTAGTTTCTTCTTCTTTGGAGACAATCGCCCAATTTAATTTCTGGATTTTGGATTTTAAATAATCAATACAGGCTCTGGCGATCGGATAGTGGACTGAGAAATTTCTTAGGGTGTCAAAATTGACATATCCCTCTGGCTTCTTTTTCATTTTCCCGCTATCTGGATAATTCCAGCCAAAAGGAACATCCCATTGTTTGGTTTTAGTATCTACCTCTTTGGGCTTTATTTGCTGTTCTAGCTTTTTAGATAATCGGTTGTAAAGTTGATTGGAAATTTGCTTCGTTAAGGGATTGAATAAGTGAGAAAGAAGATTGATTTTCATAGGTTTTTAAATAATCTATTAAGTTATTTTGATTACAATAAGTGGCATAATGAGCGATAACTAAAGAGTCCGCATAATCAGGGCTGTTAATTCCCATTTCTTTCATCTTGTCTTTACTCACTATTTTAATTTTGCCCTTGCTGGTTATTTCGTATAATATGCTAGGTAATTGCTCTAATAACTTATCCCTATCTCCAATCTCTATTAAATTCTGTTCAAATTCACATCTTAAATTCCAGTATATTTCAGCTTTTAAATTTTCAAACCTGCCTACATCTTTAGCAACACTCCCAAAATTTACAGGCACTACCTTTATATTAGTATTATTTAATTGTTCTTGCAAGCTATCAGTTACACCACCACCGACTCCGCTATCGTCAATAGCGATTGCTTGACACTTATACTCTGTTGCTAATTGTATAGCTTTTCCTATGGTCTTAGTAGTTGCCTTACCAACATATCCCTCTTGATGTACTACTTTGTTTCCATTTAAAATAGTAAAAACAGTACTGTCGCTACCATATCTAGCTACATCAATTCCAAGTACAATTTTATTATTTACTTCTATGGTTTTAGTTATTGCTCTTTCTACCCACGTTAACGGAATAAGAGTATCTTCGCCTTCAACTGGAAATTCACCTAAAACCCTTGATTTGTATACTGGACTTTGTTCTCCCCATTCCTGCTTGCGTTCTTCAATCCATTCTTTAGTAACTAATCCTGGGTATAATAATTCTCCCGTAGTAACATTAGGACAATCTAAACAACTAATTGAAATCTTATTATAAAGTGGGTCTTTGAAAGCGTTATAAAAATCACCGTGCGGAGTAGTTGGGTTTCCAATTGCTAAAAATCTTGAATGAGGAGAGGTTAAAAGTCCTTGTGAGGCTTCCCATATATCCGATTTTACACCAGGCCCCTCATCAAAAATAACTAATATATTCTCTGAATGATGACCCTGAAATCTGTCTGGTTGGTCGGTTGAAAGTCCTACTGCAAAATGTTCATCTCCTAAATTGATTTGTGTTTGGTTTAATATCCCACCCAACGGAGTTCTAGCTTTGTTAAATAGCTTATTAATCTCTTGCCAAAGTATCATTCTTACTTGATTCCAAGTTGGAGCGGTTGTTATTACCTTAGAAGGCTGAAAAGAGTATAAAAACCAAAGAGCGGTATTGGCTGCAATAAACGTTTTTCCAACTCCGTGACCGCTTCTGACAACAGTATATTTATTATCCCTAACGCTGTTTATAATCTGTTCCTGTTTTTCCCACAATCTACTATTTAATATTTCTTCAACAAAATACTTAGGTCGTTTCTGACTCAGTTCTAGCTCGGTCTGCCATTCGTTTAAAGGCATCATATACAGTAATCTTTTCACCTCCAGAAGTAATATCGGTTGACTGTCTCGGCATTCCCTCTGTTCGGTTTGCTAAATCTTTATATTCTTCGAATGACTTTATAGATTTTATTACCCTTTCAAAAGCGATTGCTTCGGCAAC